GTTGATCTTCCAGCGTGAAGCTGCTGGTTGTGTCGAAGCGATCGCTCCTCAGGTCCAAGTGACCAGTGGTGACGTTTCTGTTATCTATCAGGGTGACGTGATCCTTGGCCGTTTGGCTATGGGTGCTGACTTCCTGAACCCAGCTGCTGCTGTTGAACTGTTTGCCGGTACTGCTACCAAGCCTGCCGCATTCTAATTTATATTATACTGGGAGTCTCTTCGGAGGCTCCTTTTTTTTAATTCTTTATTGAGAATAATACTCATTATCAAACTATGCCTTTTCCTACTACTGGCTCCAACACTGAGCTACAAGCTGTTAATCAGATCCTGGCGTCAGTTGGTCAGGCTCCTGTTACCACGTTGACAACTGAAGAAACTCTTGTAATTAATGAAACCGCAAGGTTCACTGGTTCTATCTCTGGCACAACGCTAACCACTACTACTGCTAATATTCCTGTCGGAACTTATATCGGCGGTACTGGTGTGACTACTGGCACATCTATTGCTGTTGCTGGTGTCGAAGCTTCTCCTGCTACAGATCCTGTTACGTATGAATACACTGTTAACATTTCACAAACTGTTGCAGAACGTGCTCTTACTCAATCCAGCGTTACAAGTAGAGTTGAAAATCAAACCAACCCGGACGTTGCAATTGCACTCAACACCCTGAGGGAAGTCTCGCGTGAAGTACAATCAGAAGGCTGGTCCTTCAATAAAGAATTGGATTATCCAATCACACCTGATTCTAATAACGAAGTAAACATTGCTAATAATGTTCTTCAAATGGATCTGAATAGAACTTACACACAAAACATTGATAGGGATTCAATTAATCGTGGTGGTAAACTCTACGACAAAAAGAAGCATTCCTATAAATGGACAGACGAAACACTTTACGTTGATATTACCTGGTACTTTGACTGGGCTAATATCCCTGATCCTATCCAAGCTTTTATTGTAGCTCGTGCAGCTTCCGTTGTGTCTAGTCGCATCATTGGTGATGGTAATCAATACCAAATGCTACAACAGAAAGAAGCTTTTGCCCGTGCTATGGCTATGGAATACGAATGTAACCAAGAGGATTTATCATTCTTTGGTGCCCCACCTAGTGGTAATTATTACCAACCTTATCAGCCGTATCATACTTTACAACGCTAATGCCCTCAGTAACTCAACTGACACCTAACTTCCTTGGTGGTGTCTCAACACAAAACGACGACAAGAAATTAGAAGGTCAGGTAACTGAGTGCATTAATGGTTACCCTGACGCAACCTTTGGTCTACTTAAAAGACCTGGTATGAAAAACATCAATGTATTAAAGAAAGCCGATGATAGTGCATTTACCAAGGCTGAGCTAGAAGATGCAGCATGGTTTTATATTGACCGTGCTACAGCTGGTTCTTACATTGGTTGTATTAAAGATACTGATATTTTTATCTGGACCGCAGCTGATGGTACGTTCTGTACTGTAACTAATAGTGGTACTGCATATTTAACTGGTACAAGTGCAGACGATTATCATTTTCGTAGCATTCAAGATACTACAATTATTACTAACAAAACTGTAGACACTGCTATGCAAGCAGATGGTACGTATGTTGCTAATTCAGTAGGTACTATCAAACTGCTTGCTGTAGATTCTTTTGAGTATAGAATAACAATTTCTGGACACACTACAACATTTACCCCTCAAACAACAACAACGTTTGATCAAATGCTGGACTATGGGTCTGGTACTAATACCAGTCATCACATGGCAGCTGCAGTTAGAGCGTTAATTCTAGCAAGACAAAGTGCTAGTGATTCTGATTTTACTGGTAAATGGTATCTTAAAGGTTATGCAAATAGTCTTGTTATTATCAGGACAAACGAAGCAACAGGTGTAGATACTAATGTTGATTCTGTACCAGGTGGGACACGTCAATCTTTTACTATTTCAGGTACAGGTGGTTTAGTAAATAATAATATTGAAGTATTTCAAGACGAAGTATCAGATATATCTAAACTACCTTTGGAATCTTTTACTGATCATAACATTAAAATTTTAAATAGTGATTCAGCTGAAGATGATTATTATGTTAAATTTGTAGCATACCAAGGTACAGGAGGTAATGGTTATTGGAAGGAAACCGTAGCACGTAATGCGTCACCTGGTGTAGATAATACAACCATGCCACATGAATTGGCTAACACTGGTGCTACTGCATTTACCTTTGGACCTATTACATATAAAGGTAGGTTAGCTGGTGATGATGTAACTAGCCCCACACCATCTTTTATTGGATCACCAATTAATTGTACTTTCTTTTACAGTAACCGTTTTGGTGTATTGTCTGGCGACAATGTAATTCTTGGTGTTGCTAATGATTCCTATAATTTCTTTGTCAAATCAGCGTTAACACAGATTGATTCAGATCCTATTGATTTAAATGTATCTAGTGTACGCCCTGTTAGTTTGTCTGAGGTACTACCTTCCCCGCAAGGATTACTATTATTTAGTGAGCGTCAACAGTTCCAACTCTATGCAACTGATGCGAGTGTTCTTACAGCTACTTCTGCTGTCATTCGAGCACTTGCTAACTATGAGATGGCAACTGATATTGCACCTGTAGATGTTGGTACTACTTCTGCATTTATTAGTCGTGTCCCTGGTTTCAGTAAACTTTTTACAATGTCTCTACGTGATGTAGAACAAAGCCCAGTTGTTGTAGACATTAGTAAGGCAGTATTAGAGTACATACCAGACACTGTAGATAATTTAACTACGAGTCCACCTAACTCTGTTATCATGTTAATTGATAGAGACACATCTTTACTTTATTTATATCGTTATTATAATAATGGTAAGGAAGATTTGTTTCAAGCTTGGACTAAATGGGAACTACCTGGTACTGTACAAACCGCTAAGATTATTAATGATGATGTCCTTGTTATCCAACAACATGAAGACGAATATACAATTGGCTCCCTGAAGCTCGATGAGATGCCCTCAGGAGACGTTGTTTCTACTTCCAGTGCTATTGTAGGTAACCCATGTTTAGACATGTCTACGAGGCCCGTAAAGCCTGCCACAGACGTTGATGCGGTGGTATATGACGAAACAAATGACATTACTAAAATTTACGTACCTTACACACCTATTGAAGATAAAGAAGCTGTGATGCTTCTTACTGTTCCTACAGCAGATGTAGGTACTACAGCACTAATAGATTCTGATCAAGGTTACTATGCTACTGCTATTGAACGTACAGAGATTGATACAGGTTACCGTTACTTTGAAGTAAAAGGTGACTTTTCTGGTTATGCAGATGGTATTGTCGTAGGGTATACTTATAATTTTGAAGTAGTATTACCTAAATTTTACTTTAGGCGTGATGCTAAAACTACTGATTATACAGCAACCTTAACAATCTCTAGAACTAAATTCTCTATTGGTCGTACTGGTGCTATTACATTTAAACTAAAATCTACTGGATCTAACCAGTGGAGAGATGTTCAACACACAGCTGAAGCTGATTATTACTCTGGTGATACCAACCCTGTAGTATCTGAACGTGTGTTTACTATACCCATCCATCAACGTAATACTAATTTTGAATTAAAAGTGACAAGTAATTTACCATACCCTGTATCGTTGGTGTCAATGATGTGGGAAGGCAACTATTCCCCACGTTTCTATAAGAGGGCTTAATGATTAACAAGAATTATGATCTTCTGGGTGAGCAGCTAGCTGAGTCTGGATTGGAGATGAACATTGTCATTGGGGCCGGTGCAATTATTAGTGGCGTATCCGCCATTGCTGGTGGCCTATTCGGTGCCAAGCAAGCCTCGGACTCAAACAAAGCAGCTGATAAAGCTTACGAAGAACAGAAAGAAGCGGCAGAAGAAGCTGCTAAAAAAACTACTAAGTATAACAAAAAAGTACATAAAGTAGATATAAAAAATTACCAAAATAACCGTGCATTTGAACGGGAAACTTTAACAAGAAAATGGAAGTATGATACAGAAATACAAGATTATCAATTCTTACAAGCTGTAAAACAATACGGTAAGTCTGTTGAAAATACAACCGATCAACTTACATATAATAGTATTGCAGCAATGCAAGCATCTGAAGCTGAAAATAATGCATTAAACGATCTTAGGGTTGAAGATGCTTTTAGTCGTCAAGGTATGCTTGTTGATCAATTGCAAAGTACAGGTAAAGCAGCTTTAGGTCAAGCTGGTAATTCACGTGCTAAAGCACTACAATCTAGCATTGCAGCTTTAGGTCGTAATGCTGCTATTATGGATGCTAGTTTATCTAGTTCTGTGGAACAAACACAACGTAACTTACAACAGATTGGCTTGCAACGTTATGCTGCTGATCTACAGGCTAAGGCTTCTATGATGATTGAACCACAAAAACTGCCTGATATTCCGCTACCTTTGCAAGCACCTGAACGTATCTTTATTGAACCTATGGAGGTACTTCCACAAGCTATTCAAGCACCTGTAAAACAAAGTACGTTTGCACCGATTATGTCTGGACTTATTTCAGGAGCAGGTCAAATTGGAATGGGTATAGCTGGTCAGATGAATTATCAAAGCCCCCTTCCTCGAATAGGAAGCACTGGTGGTAGTTTTGGTGGAACTAATTTAGGTATTGGCTCTTCAAGCGGCTTTAACTTAAACGCAAACTACGGAGGGTTTTAACTAACTATGGTAAAACAAGTACAATATAGGGGAGCTGCCAAGTCTAAAGGTTTCTCCCCGATGCAGGTAAGCGACGCTGCTATCTCACGTATGCGTGAAGAAAGTAATCGTGTCGTGCAAGGTATGCGTGCTGCTGCTGAAGCTGACATTTCTCAACGGCAACGTATTAGCGAGGAGGTTAAAGCAAATCAACAGTATGAAAAATCTGCACGTGAAAGAAATTTTCAGATTCAAACACGGAATCAAGAAACTGAATTACGGCAGACTCAATTAGATTCAGACACAGCAGCTAAGAATTTAGCACTAGAACAAAAAACACAAACTGATTTATTTAAAAGTGTTTCAACTTTAAGTCAAACAGCAGCTAAAAAATTTGAAGAGATACAACTAGCAAAATCTGATGAACTTGCTCAACAAGCGATTAATGAATTTTTAATTAATCCTAATCAAGACGAAGTAATCAGACAAGTCTTAGGTGAGTATGAGCTAGCAGCTACAGAAGAAGTCCGTCAAAGTGAACTGGATGTACTGAATGCTAGAGGTGCTAATCCAGTAGCTGTTTCTAAAGCCAGGTCTTTAGACAGTAACGGTCGTTATAAATTAGACCAAGCTAGGGTTAATTATATTTTAACCAATATCTACCCACAGCAATTAAACAAAGCTTTGTTGGAAGCTGGTGAATTAGACGCAGCCCAAACAGCAGCGTTTGTCACTAATTTTCAAAGGGAGTTTTTTGCAAGTACTGGGGTTTTAAATTATAAACCTGAGATGTTGCGTGATGGTTTGACAGCCCTTCAAGGTGTTAACCAAGGTATTCAAACTAAAGCACGCGAGCGTGAATTAAAAATAGAGCAGGGCATTAGAACAGATAATGCTACTACAATCCTGACTCAAAACCCCGCTGCTTTTAATCAAAATATTGTTTCTTCTTTTAATACAATTGTAAGAGATAATGACGGTAATTATGAAAAAGGTTATGAATGGCTGCAAGGTTTAGCACTTCAAAGAGGTCTTAATGGTGAGTATTTATTTACCCTTGAGCAGATCGCTAATGCCACTGTAAACCAAGGACAACCTTTTGCTGTTAGTAACCCTGGTAGAATGGGTGCTATTAAAATGGCACGAGAGCGTGGTGATACACAATATCGTACTGCTCAGATGCAAGCTGATGATTTAAGTTATAAAGAAGATACCAAAAAATTTTTAGCAGCTTTAACTGAAGATGGTAGTAAAGCCAACGCTGAAGCTGCTATTGAATTCTTTAGAGAAACGCATGGTAGAGTACCACAAGTAATCCAACAATATGCAAATAGCTATACTCATGAAGCATTAGCAAAAGCTAAAGCTATTGAACAGTATGAAGCTATTCCTGATGGTTTTATTACACAAGAGGCCGTTGATGCTTTAAGTAGTATTGACCCTACTGCAGCTAAAACTTTAAGTGCAAGATATGCAGAACAAGAAAAGAGATATAATAAGGGTGTCTTTAAAAAGCAATCTGATTCCTTTAAAACAATCGCTAATGGTGTAACAAGTTACGGTTCAAACAAACCTAATACACCTTCTAGTCTGTTTCTACAAAGTCGTATGCGAGCTGAATACCGTAAACGTGTTGACCAAGCTG